CTTATACTCTAAGAGTATTGCCACCGACGACGACGACGGCAGTCGCTGCCCGGCGAAGCCGGGCCGCCGCGAAGCGGCGAGCGACTGCCGTCGTCGTCGTCGGTGGCAATACTCTTAGAGTATAAGCAAGTACTCAGCATGTATAGAGTACTTGATGACGTCATCGGTGACCTTGACCTTTGACCTTCTATTTGACCTTGACCTACTTCTGTGACCTTCTGGTCTACTGACCTTTGACCTTCTGAGCTGATGGTCTACTGACCTGATGATGGAGAGGATCCGAAGACCTTGGAGCTGAAGGTGGAACACCAGGACCTGATGTTAGTGAAGGATAGCAATAGTGTGCGAGTGAGATAGCAATATAGTAACTGTTAGAAAGAGATAGCAATATGAGTGAGCGAGATAGCATGAAAACAAACCTTGAGATAATTTATGCGCATTTTTATTATCTTGTTATTGTGACCTCGTCTGACCGGCAAACTCGCGTCGAAGCTGGGCCGTGTGCAAAACAGGATGTGGCTGGCCAGCGATCCACTGACTATATAAGGTGTTGGCCGTTCTATTTTTAGTCAGTATGTCTTTCTACACGAGCGGGTTAACACATCGCGCGCGACCTGGCTATCGTATAATACCAGAAAGTACTGCTACCGAAGATATAGAATTAGGTACTATTGGTGAAGAAACTCCTTTATTAAGTGAAAGTGCTATTACTGCTGTAGAAGAAGGTGCTATTGGAGTTCCAGAAGTTGCCGTTGGACTTGCTGGTGCTATAGGAACACATGCTGACGTGTTATATAGAAATAGAAACGTATTTAAAAGTGTTTTAACTGGAAATTACACTGATTTAAAAGGAAATCCAATAAAACAAAGAAATTCTATTCCTGAGAAGACAAAGCAATTAGGAAAAGGTATATTTCAAGGTGATTTTAATCGTGCATTTCCTGAAGATTTAAAAACAGAAACTGAGCAAGAAAAAAACGATTTATTACGATACTATAATCATAATAGAAGACTAGCTGGTTTAAGTGAAGCTTATCCACAAGGAAAAGGATACGCTTATGCTAAGAGTCAAAAAGTATTAGAAGCTGAAAGACGTGGATTAACTGTTCCTGGATATAAATATCTTGGTCCTGGAAACTCACTTAATAGAGGTCAACCTACTAATCAAATAGACGAAGACGCTAAAGAACACGACGAAGCTTACGATAAAGCAAAAACAAGTCAAGAAGTAAGTGAAGCAGATAATACATTTGTTAATAAGGCGTTAGATCACGTGGTTAATGCTATCAATTTTAAAGAAACGCCTGGTAACGCTTTTGGTGCTGCTATTGGAGCTATTGGAATTGGAACTAAGCAAGCTATTGAAAAACACAGTGGAGTAATCTACCCTTCTGTTTCAGGTATGTCACGTCATATTAATCCTAAATACGCTAATCAACCTAATTGGAAAGATTATATTACCGAAGGAAATTCTAAAAATTGGGAAGGATATTCCAATTTACCAGACGACTTTTTTCAAGAAGAAACTCTTTCAGATTCACCGATGCAAGAGCCAACGAAACGCAAAGCTGGTTCATCTGCTGCTGAGACTCCTGCTAAAAAGGGTGCCACTAACTCTAACGTTAATTCACAAAGTACCGATCCTCAAAACCCTAGTTCAGCCGGTGCAACAACTGATCTTGACGTTACAATGGCCATGTCATTACCTGGAACCGGTTCTGGAACTTCGTCTGGAGGAGGAAATACGCAAGGTCAAGAAGTGTATGTAATTCCTAGACCATTTTCTAATTTTGGTAAAAAAATAAGTACATATACAAAGTCCCATAAATTTATGATATTTGGTTTGGCTAATAATGTAATTGGTCCTGCTGGAACTGGTACTACTGCTGTTAATCGTTTAATTACTACATGTCTTGCTGAAATACCATGGCAAAAGTTACCTTTATATATGAATCAATCAGAGTTTGACTTATTACCTGCTGGTTCTAGAGTTGTAGAGTGTAATGTTAAAGTTATATTTCGTTCAAACCGTATTGCATTTGAGACTAGTTCAACAGCTACTAAACAAGCTACATTAAATCAAATATCGAATTTGCAAACTGCTGTTGGTTTAAATAAACTTGGTTGGGGAATTGATAGATCATTTACTGCTTTTCAATCTGATCAACCTATGATTCCTACTGCTACTGCAGCACCTAAATATGAACCTGTTACTGGTAATACAGGATATAGAGGTATGGTTGCTGATTATTATGGTGCAGATTCTACTAATGATGCTGCATTTGGAAATGCTGGAAATTATCCACATCATCAAGTTGGTTCATTTACTTTTATTCAAAATTATTATTGTATGTACCAACAAACTAATCAAGGAACTGGTGGTTGGCCATGTTTAGCTGAACATATTCAACAGTTTGATTCTAAAACCGTTAATAATCAATGTTTGATTGATGTAACTTACAAACCTAAAATGGGTTTAATTAAACCTCCTTTAAATTATAAAATTATTGGACAACCAACTAATAAGGGTACTGTATCTGTAGGCGATAACTTAGTAAACATGAGAGGAGCAGTTGTAACTAATCCTCCAGAAGCAGTACAAAATATAACTGAAACTACACATAACTTAACTCGTAATTTTCCTGCTAATTTGTTTAACATTTATTCTGATATTGAAAAGTCTCAAATACTACATAAAGGACCTTGGGGACATGAAAATCCACAGATTCAACCAAGTGTCCATATTGGTATACAAGCTGTACCTGCATTGACTACTGGAGCATTGCTTGTTAATTCTAGTGCTTTAAATTCTTGGACAGATTCTATGGGATATATTGATGTAATGTCTAGTTGTACTGTAATGGAATCTCAACCTACACACTTTCCATTCTCTACTGATGCTAATACCAATCCTGGTAATACAATTTATCGTATTAATCTTACACCTAACTCTCTTACCAGTGCATTTAATGGTTTATATGGTAATGGTGCAACTCTGGGTAATGTTTAATAAAACAATAATGTATCCCAAACCTGTTTATTAAAATGTAATATTATATTTACTCAATAAAAGGAAAAATGTCATTGGATGTGGTTTCAATTCATAATCCTTTAGGAATGGCGCAGCATTCCATTTATACTGAATAATTCTATCAGCAAAAGCAGTTTCATACATAAAAGGTACTGTATTATTAGTTAGTATAATAACTGGAGTGCGTTTTACATGTGCATCCATACGATTCTTAACTCTAACAGTATATGGGTCTCCTCCAAACATCATTTTAATTGTATCAGTTAGTGAACTCTCATAATTAGGTTCATTCCATAATAATACACGTTTATTAGGAGCTTCTTGAAAAGCAAACAAGTTATGTCTATTAGCTTGACCAAGTTGTCCATAAGATAATAGTAAGCCAAAAATCATATCAAAGAAAAAATTTTTACCAGCGCTTGGAGGAGACATTACAAGAAAAGCATTTAACTTAGGTACACGACGGTCTAATACATTGACCAAGTTAGTAAGAAATTCTACAATTAATCCTTCATCATCATTACATTGATATTTAAGTAATTCATCAATAATATTTAAAGACCCTTCTAAATTATCATATTTCATTGAAGAAATAAATTGAGCATAAGGGTTAAGCTCTTTTTCATCAGTAAAATTACAATCTTCAGTTAATAAATCATAAATTTCACGTAAAGACATAGCATTAAGATCCTTACCAAAGTCATCACATGCTGCTTGTATATAATCACGATTTTTAGGATCACATAACAAATCATCATCACGAAACTCTGGCACATCACAAATAGCACTTATTGGAGACACATAATATTTTCTTAATAACGCCTTTGTCTTTTGCCGTATGTATGCGAATTTCCCTGCCGAATAGGCTTTCTTTTCATAAAGTCTTCCGTTAGTACTGCCAGCATCTGATCTACGGCTAATTTTGTGCTCTTGCTGTTCACACTCATAGTAATCCGTGCAATCGGAGCTTGATACCACTTCTCTTTCTTTAAACTCTCTGGCCCATCGTACACATTCATCGTTACTCGGTATTTTCCCACTTTCTCCTCTAATGTATATTGCACGCTCTCCCCGTTTTCGTACAAAGAAATAGATGAAGACATCGTACCAGTCTGTTCGCTTGAATTCCCAGATGTATTTGACTGGTTTGCCAGTTTTTTGAACAGATCCGAAGGGCTTGACTTGACTAATCCAGATGTCCCTGCAACTGCGATTGGTGTAAGAGCAATCGTGGATGACGTGGATGTGATCTCCTTCTTCAGAAAATCCGAACAGTCCGTTTCGTCTACTTCTTCCGTACTCACGCAGGACGTCCAAACATTGATCACGGAGCTGAATATCTCGTAAGATAATGACATCGCTGATATATGCGCTGGAAGGTTTAATACTTTGCCCAGTAACGTATCCAAAGAATTCACCGCCCATTTTTTCCAATTCTTCTGCCATATGTTGAAAGTTTTCTTGAGATTCTTTTGCAATGCTGGCCATTGTTCCTCGTCCTCCATGTGACCACTCACGTTTTCTAGATGGAGCTGCCACCACGCTACATTGTTCACTAGAGGATGTTCCTCCTGTAGACTCTCGTAAATCGTCTTGATTAGATCTGGTAGTACTATCTGTTTGTCTGTTGGTGTCTCCATCTTGCATCTGTAATTAATGTCTGCTATTAGGATGTTTCACATAGAAACTGTTTGACATATAATCATCGTCAGAACTACTTGAGTATCTCCTTTTTTTATTAGGAGAATTATCATATAAAACAGATACAGTGAATAATGGACAGGTATGACACATCTGACACCAACTACTACCATCTTGAAACCTGTTTATAATGTCTTCAGCATCTTCCACAAATATAGTTCTATTATATATAAATCTATATTCATCTGGATCTTCACAATTGGTATAACAAAATTTACATATTTTCCACATAGTTTTGAAAGGTTTTCCATTTAAATTCCATGAATTAAATTCATCGCTATCATAAGGATCTCTGTAGTTAATTAATTCTTTAAAATAATATACACTTTCTATAAGCATAGTTTCATCTAACCATTCAGGTATTTCATTTAAATGCATGACAGCTAAGAACAATTGGAAAGGTAATCTATTTTGCTTTGTCCAATCCCAGTGTACTAATTCTTCCATTGCGAGTGTATGGTCAATATCTTCACCACAAGCAATTATCTGAGTATCCATATCATGAGACATGTTAAGTATAGGTTTAGGTAAAATTGACATGTCTAGACCATTAAGTCTAGCACACTTATAAGCCTCATAAAACAGAGACTTAGGATTGTACACCTTTTCAAACAAGCGACGAACACAAAGAAATCTTGCAATAGACATACCTATTAGAGTTTCTGGAACCACTCACAAGTCACTACTTTTTTCACTGAGATGTTTACTCGACGACTGCTGCCCGTAGACTGATGATGGCGCTCTCTGCTCAGCTCTATTTATAGTCAGTGGATCGCTGGCCAGCCACATCCTGTTTTGCACACGGCCCAGCTTCGACGCGAGTTTGCCGGTCAGACGAGGTCACAATAACAAGATAATAAAAATGCGCATAAATTATCTCAAGGTTTGTTTTCATGCTATCTCGCTCACTCATATTGCTATCTCTTTCTAACAGTTACTATATTGCTATCTCACTCGCACACTATTGCTATCCTTCACTAACATCAGGTCCTGGTGTTCCACCTTCAGCTCCAAGGTCTTCGGATCCTCTCCATCATCAGGTCAGTAGACCATCAGCTCAGAAGGTCAAAGGTCAGTAGACCAGAAGGTCACAGAAGTAGGTCAAGGTCAAATAGAAGGTCAAAGGTCAAGGTCACCGATGACGTCATCAAGTACTCTATACATGCTGAGTACTTGCTTATACTCTAAGAGTATTGCCACCGACGACGACGACGGCAGTCGCTCGCCGCTTCGCGGCGGCCCGGCTTCGCCGGGCAGCGACTGCCGTCGTCGTCGTCGGTGGCAATACTCTTAGAGTATAAG